CCGCTGGAAGCACTGGCGGCGAAGCAACGCATACACTCACTATTGGGGAAATGCCAAGTCATACACATACAAGAGGAAGTATGAATATTACTGGTAGGATAGAAAAAAGCTCAATAAAATCCATTATGGATGGTGCGCCTATTGCTGGCAGCGGAGCATTTTCAACCCTTAACGGAAGCTCTTGGTTTGGCAAACCTTCTGGCGGTGGAGAATATACTGGCAACTGGGGTGCCGACTTCGACGCTTCGCGTTCTTGGACCGGAGAAACATCAAGTGTTGGCGGCAACACTGCTCACAGCCTTATGCAACCGTTTCTGAGCGTTTTTATGTGGCGCAGGACTAACTAATCCTTTTCCACAAGAAAACGGCTATATAGGGCTGTATATTGTTGTGGGCGTTATCAGAACCAACTTCGGAAGTGGCACCTGTCCAAGATTTTGAAGCGTCAAGTCGAAAGTTTTGAATTAACGTACCTGAGCCGCCTGCATTGTTATAACCAGCGCCTTGGTGCCATGTGTCTGCTATAAATGCACCTTTTGCGGTTGAGTTTTCTTCTCCATAACCACTTGCAACGTATGACACTGAGCCGGTTATATTCATTGTGCCTCGTTCATGTGTATGAGCGGGCATTTCACCAATAGTGAGTGTATGCGTTGCTTCGCCGCCAGTGCTTCCAGCGGCATAAGTAGTGCCCCACGTCGATGTGCCTTGCGCTAAAAGTACACGTCCGGCGGGCAGTGCTTCCCACGTTCCACCAAAAAGTGTGCCCGGATTTGTAGATGCCGTTGAAGCGTAAATGCTGCCGACCGGGTACATTTTAAGCATTAGTGCTGATATTACTGCGTCCGTCAGCCCTGCGGCAGTAGCGGCATTGGTAGCATTAGTTGCACTGTCAGCGGTTGTGGCGTGGTCGGCATTGGTAGCATGTGCAACGCTGTCGGGTATTTCCGGCAGCCACGTTGTTAAGTCGCCCTGCAAGCGGTACAGCTTTTGTTCGTCCGTTCTAAAACAAGTCATAAACGCAAACAAATTTGTAGTCGGAAATGCAGGACCAGCAAAATCGCTGGCAATAGATTTTAAAGAATCATTTATAACTTCCGGGGCCTCGGCCACCAGAGTATCGTCAGATAACAAACCAAAACTTTGCATTTTTTCACCTCTCAATATCCTGTGGCCTGCCAAGTAATAAGCCCGGTCACAAGCTGTCCGGCGTCATTTACAAGCTGCACCTCAAAGCCCGTCTTATCCATGCTGGTAATATATGGCGTTACAACACCGTCGCCGGTATTGCCGCCACGCAAGTTTACATTTACTTCCGGCACGATATAAAACTGTTTGGTAAAGTTAATTCTCGTCGGCGCAGCAGTATCAGTAATGTTGGCCGTGCCTCTGTCTTGTGTGTCGGGTATATCAACGTGCATAATCACATTGCTTACCGAAGGCTTGGTCTGCGCGGCAATCGCATTAATTACAATGCGTACCAGCGCGTCCTGATATTCGTATTCGCCTACTTTAAAGTCCATAAAAGACGTATAACCCGGCGCAGTCTGTGTCGCTTCATTAAACTCATCAAGGCTCATATCGCCTTCTGTTATTGCAATGTTGCTTATTACCCCGCCACAGGCTTGCAAAAATGCGTCATACAGTGCGGCGTTATCCTTTTTTAACAACTCCATAGCCTTTATAACTTCATCGCTTACAGCAGCATTTTCCGCAAAATCACGGCGGAATAAAGCAGTTCTTTTGAAAGCGTCCGTAATCTCTGCTTCTTCCGATTTTGCAAGCAATATGTTTTTTTGTGGCACAACCTCGTCGGCATCTACCGCTTCAAAAAACCATTTTTTCAGTTTTCTGCTTGTTTCATCAGATAGTGCTGCGGCTTCTTTAAAGTCCAATTTGAATTTAGCCGAACGAGTCATTATATCGGCTACGTTCAAAAGTTCCGTCGGCACTTTGCGCACATTGCGCAGCACCTTTCTTTCAGCAACGCCGAAGTTTTCAGCAACGCCTCGCGTCAATAACTTCTGGGGCGTATCGCCGACGGCTAAGTTTTCGCCAAAGTTCAGCTTAAATTGAATATAATCCCAATAGCTTTCGGTAACGGCAGCAGTTTCGCTAATTGCTTTTTCAGCCGTTTTGCTGTGTTGTTCTGCAATCACTGCTGCTTCTTTTTTCTTTATTTTCGATGTTTTGGTTGCCGTATCAGTCAAAGCAGTTTCTTCTTCGACATCAACTGTAAACACCGTCATTCCAGCCATTTCCCATGTTTTAGTAAACTGCTCCCATGTTAAAGGGCAATTTTGCCACGAATAGTTTTGCAGGTCATAGCTGTTAAAAGTATTCTCATAGGCGCTAAACGGCTGCGTTAAATCGCCCAATTTAAGCGAGCCGTTATTAAAATCTAAATTTTCACTTATCTGTACGCCCATGTAATCACCTGTTAGCTAAGAGTAAACTGGAAGTTAAGAGTTACCGTATCGTCAACCGCTTTGTTAACCACAGCAAAAGTAACACGGTCAATAAAAGTGCCTCCGCTTGCAGCGTTACAAACACCAGCTTCGGTAATTGCACCGGTAGCTTCGCCGGGATTAAAAGTAGTAGTAAAGGTAAAAATTTTAGTTCCCGCTGTGTGCTGATAATTTGCTGCTTTGCGCGCAAGTTCAGTAACAAGCGCAGTCTGCGTTGCAGCAACCGCGGTAGTACCTGTACCTACTGCAATATGGCTCATAACATTCGGGCGAGAAGCAGATTTGCCAATGGCATCGGCAATAAAATCAAAACCTGCATTAAGAATAAGGTTATCTTTACGGCGAACTTCCACACTTCCATCTGATTTACGGTGGGTAATTACCAATGCACCTTTAATATGAGCAAACTCTTGTACTCCGTTTTTGTTTTCGTCCATTTTTTCACCTCATAAAAATAGCCGGTAATTAACCGGCTTAAATAATTACAGGGTACGCGGCCAGCTTATTCAAAATTCCAAGCGGCTCCGCGTCAGTCTGTGCGTATTCGGTTTGATTTTTGTTCAAATAGTTTATATACAGGCACCTTGCGTTGCTTCCTTGACTGATTCCAAACGTAAAATATGCCATGCCGCTAACAGTAAAACTAAACGGCACCCACAATTCTTTTCCGTCGCTTGAAAACAGGTAAAAACTTTTCAAGCGCTTGTCATAGCCAAGTGAAAGCCACTCGTTATTTTCGTTATACAGGGTTACAAACCGCGTATCGTTTAATTCTTCCGTCAACTTCACAAAGAAGATTAAATTAAATGTGCGCTGCATTTTTGAAGCATCGTAGCTAAGCCTTGTAAGAGGCCCTACATAAAGCCCTTGCGCCCAGCGGCCCTGTCTGAAATCATCGGCGTGCTGCGATTCTTCCGGGCTTTCTTCATCCTCTGTTAAAAGGTCGCCGTCAAGCTGTGCATAAAACAGATTGTTTGTACCAACGCCTTTGTAATAAGCAATTTCCTGCCTTATATTGGCACTGTCAACGTCGCCCAAAACACCGGCCCAATGGATATTGGCGTCCTGCCAAGCAACGGTATAATCTTCCCATGTCCATGTGTTGTTATCCGTTACGCTAAAGGCATTGTATTCCAGCCAGTTGCGGGCCTTGTATTCTTGGTCAAGCTCAACATTAAAAATATACTCGCCGTAAGTAGCGTCCGCATCCAGCGTTACGCCGCTTAACACCGGGTCATAATAAACATTCAGCTTGCTGCCGCTATACGCAGTGTCAGCTTGGTCAAATTCCAAAATAATGTTGCGGCTGATGTCGGTTTCCGTTGTCATAAACTGGTAAGCTGCATTTTTGGAATAGTTACCGTGTTCGTCATAAGCCTTAACCATCAGGTAGTAGTCGCCACCGGTTTGGGTACAAGCGGCGGTTCTTATCGTTGGTTGCCGTTCTAAAAAGCTCTGTGCCACGTTCCCAGCTTAACTCACTGCATACTTTTACAACATACTTCACGTTGTAAATGTTTATCGGGTCCCAATAAAAATCCAGCTCCGGCCCGTTTCGTTCTACCAAAAGCCCTGTAACATCAGGCAGCACCAAATACAGTATGCCCTGTTCGCCTTCACCGAACTGGTCAAAGAACGACACCTTAATCTGCTCTACGCCTTTTATGTCGTCAGTGATGATAAACACATTATCATAAGCGGTATAACGCTTATTATCAATATAAACGTAAGCACCAATGCAGTTGTTCGGAATTTCCGAAAAAGTAACCATTGTGCCATCCGCATTGGTGGTAATGGAAATATTAGTCGGCGCGTCCGGCCGTGGCTTGTTATATAAAATTTCTGCCGGGTTGCTGTATAAACCATCTTGATTAAACGCATACAGATAAACGTGCCCGACAAAAGTAACCGGCATTGCCGTGCTGTAATTGTTGACCGTTCTTTCTAAAAGCCCGGTTTCTTCTCCAACGTATACATCGGTACGCAGTTCATAAAAAGCAAGACTGGCAATATCGCGGATATGGTCCCATGTAAACCTGCCGCCGTCCCTTGTAAATGTAAGGGTAAAATTGCGCGGAGTCTGTACTGCGCCGTCCGCCTCGTCGTCAATATCTTCCTGCGTAAAGCCATTGGCAAGGTTTACCTGTTTGGTGCTTTCAGCCAGGTAATCTTTTAACAGGCTCATAACATGCCTGCCGTCGCCCTGTATTACCGCAGGTAAATCCGGCACCTTCAAAGCGGTTGCTTTTTCTTCTTCTGTTGTTTCGGTATCTTCCGCAAAAGTAGAAATATCTCTTTCGCTCACGGCTCTCACCAACTTATCAGGTCATACTCATAGCAGTAGCAATAGCGTTTTGCAGGTCAGTCAATAGGTTAGTGTCCTGCGAAATATCATACTCATTTTCGTTCAGGGCCAGCATAATCGCGTAGCGCACCACAATTTCATTAATGCCGTCATGGTCATAGGGAAATTCATCTGTCGAATCCTCCAATAGCGCCGGTGTCGCAAAATACCTAAAACGTACATACTCGCTGCCGTCCATAATCTCGGCTTTGCCTGCCGTCATGCGCAGAGGATAAGTGCCTGCTGCCTGCACATAATTTTTCGGCAGCGTGTCGCCGTCATGTACTATAACTTCCTGCGTCATTGCAGGGTAGCGCCCCTGTATTAACAGCGCCGCTATACGCTGCAAGCTGTTATTTAAAAACTCTATGCAGCGTTCGTCGCTGTATTCTTCCGATATATCGTGTCCTGCCGCCCTAATGCGGCTGATGGCTTGCTGTACCGTAATCATTACCAATACCTCCATCCAACGCGGAACGGCATTTTGATTTTTGCATTGCGATAACGCCTGCGCGGGACAAGCTGTGCCACCGCATCATTTACTGCCTGCATCATAACATCGGTTGATGCGTTATTATTAAGAATCATGCTTGTAACTTTAGCCAAAGCATCTTTAAAAATAACCGGCAGTTCAATAACATCTTCTTCATCTTTAATCTCAGCAATCGCTGCGCGGTAAACAATCTTAAACCCGCGAGCACCGCTGTATAAACGGTTGCCTACAACCTTATACTGCCACGGCATAGGTGTTCTGATGCTTTCAACTGGTGACATCATTGTGCCATCTTTAAGCACCATAACAGACACCAACGAGATAAAATCCTCCGGCAGTTCAATGCCATCTTCCTTAAAATCATAAAAAGGCAATTTCTCATCTTCCGGCAAATCCTCGTTGGCCGCGGCAACTTCATTATTCATATCTTCTTCGCTGTATGTTACAGCTTTTTCCAAAAAGTCGCTGCTTTGCAGTGCAAGGCTGTTATTGAAATAACGAATGCACTCGTTTACAGCCATTTTGATGTCATAATCCGAGAATCTTATCTCGTTGTTGTCCTTTTCCTTAAAGCGGATAAGCCGCCTTAGCTCTTTGTAGGTAATCATAAAATCAATCCTTTTTACTGGACGAAGAACCATTCCAGTATTTTCTCGGCGTAATAACCTGAAATTCGCGGTGAACTTCAAAGAACTTGCGCACATATTTGGTGTATTCCCCCATATCACCAGCTCGGCGCGCTCTCTTTGCCATAATTAACCACGGGTCACACATCCACATTTCTGGCGGAATATAGCCCATCAGGCGCATCTCACCGCTGCCTTCGCCTACCCTGCCGCCGCCAGCTTCGCTTGCCTCTTTTGCAAGCCGCTGCGCAAGCCCGGTATCAAAGGTGTTATAAAGGTGTACTGTGCCTTTTTTGTCGTTATCTACCGACATGTACTGTGAAATAAGCATTTTAAATACCCCCATTTCTTTAAGATGCTATATAAAAGTAAAAGCCCCCGATTTTATTTCGGGGGCTTAATTTAGTTAATCAGCGTTTTACGTTGATTAAAGAGCCGGAAGCCTTCGGCTGGGTGCCTTTCAATCCAAGCCAACTTTCAATAAAGAACTCTTTATAGGAGCCTTTAGTGGCAATGCCCGGAACTTCGTGGGTTCTCTCGAACCATTTGAGGTCCCAATACTGCATATCCATGAAGTCTACACGGTTGTCCGGGTAGAGTCTGTGGGATTTTGCAGTAATTACACCGAAGTCGGTTTCAAGGGTGTCGGCAACAAGGTCCAGTTTGCGGTCTTTGCCCATGCCACGGTTAATCTGAGTGGTTGCAGTTACGATGCTGGAGAAACGGCGTTTCTTAGCAGGACTCATAACAGCAAGGGTCGGGTTGCCGCCGCGGTTGAAGCACATCTGCATTACATTGTTAATGTCGTCAAGGGTAAAGTCGGCGGTGCCGCCCATATCCAGAACGTTGTTTTTAACAATAGCAAGCCCGGTGCCTGCGCTGGTCGGCTTAACCTGATTTGCAGTAATTTTTTCTACTGCGTCTTTCATGGTGTTGTAAATGGTGAATTTAGTATCGCCACCTTCATCTTCAAGACGGACATAGTAGATGGTATTGGCTGCAAGGCCGGTCGGCATGGTGGTTGCAGTGAAGTACACGAAATCGCCAGTCTGCAAACCATGCTTGCTGCCCGCGGTAATAACGCCGGTGCCAGTGGTCAAGGTTGCAGTAATGGTCTGGGTTTTCATGAAGTACGGCACGCCGCCGGTCATTGCCGGATTGCTGCCACTTTCTGCGCGAGATACGTCATTGTTTACAAGAGCGTATTCAATGTCGGATGCGTGGCCCAGAAAAGCATTGTGATACTGGCGGGTAAATTCGTCCTGCGGCTCATAGATTTTTTTAACTTTAATCTGCGCAGTGGTTACATAGCCGGAGTTTACGAAGCGCTGGCAATGGTTGTTTGCCATTTCCAAACTGCCTACCGGCTGGCTTTCATAGTCCTCTTTTTCAAGATGAGCGTTGACTTGCGGCGGGCGCAGGCCTTCGGTAGTCCAGCTAAAGTCAAGCGCTACCGCGTCAGCGTCCTCGGAAAATTCGGACAGGTAAAAGGTTTTGTCGGGGTCAATATTCGTAATAATAGACGAATAGTCCTCGGCATGGCCGATTGCTTCTAAGGTATGGGACTGAGAAGTAGACGGCCCAAATTTTCTTGTTACATCTGCTGGCATTTTTTCACCTCTAAAATAAATTGTTTATAACAAAAACCGCTTAATACTCTGGGGGTAAGTATCAGCGGTTTTTATTCGCTTGCATAAATCTTGCAATCCATTGTCTTTTTTCTTTGATGCTGCCGTTTCTTAAAGCGGCATAATCAAACGTAGTTTCTTTTGGCAGCTCTTTACCTTCGCCGGGGCGTTCAACCACAGGCGGTTTAGCCGCCGGTTTTGGTGTGCTGCTCAGGTTGTTGCGTTTCGCGTAATATTCTTTGCGGGTTGCTTCGTAATATTCACGCATCGTAACAGCCTGCTGGTCAGTAATAGTGCCATTTTTAAGCGCAGTAATTGCTTCTTCAACCTTGCGCCCTTCGGCATACGGCAATGTTTTAAAACGTTCCTGCATCATCTGGTCAATGGCATTAAAATGAGGTTCTTTGGCTTTGGCATCAGCAACAAAGTCTACAATGTCTTTGTAGCGGGCCTGCTGCTGCTGTCTTGCCACGCTTTCGGCGTTTGCTCTCTGCTGAATATTGCCGATAAGCTGCTGGCGGTGCCATTCGATGGCGGCATTAATAGCGGCTTCCTCTTTTTCATCACCAAACTCCATGCCGTCATATTGTTCTTCGGTCATACCAAAGTCTTTCAGCGCGCGCGCCTTTGCATCCTCATTCAGTTTTTTGTAAAACTCCTGCATTGCTTTGGCCTGTTCTTCCGGCGAAAGCTGTTTTTGGAGTTGTTCTTTCTGACGGGTTTCTTCCGCCTTTTTTTCTTTAAATGCTTCTACCGCCTGCGCAATGCGGAACTCGGTGTACTGTTTTTGGAACTCCTGCGGCACCCTTCTCTCATCAACATCTCCGGCCGCTAAAGCTGCCGAAAATTCGTTCAGGTCATAAGGTTCAGGTACTGCGCCAACTTCCCCGGCGACTCTATCAATCAATTCTGCCGTCGGGCTGTTTGCTGGTTCAGGTTCAGCGGCTGGTTCAGCGTTTTGTTCTGCTGCCACCGGCTCTGCGTCAATCTTTTTAACAGTGCGCTTGCCTGTTACCGGGTCTTTTTCAATCACAAAGCGTTTGCCATCGCCTGTATTAGCCGAAGCGACAATATTGTTGTCCGCTGTGCTTTGTGTCTGCCCACTGCCCGCAGGTTCTGCGGATTGTGCGGCAGGCTCTGTGCTTCCCTGCGGTTCTGATACCTGCGCAGGTGCCGGTTCAGAAGCAGGCGCACCGCCGCCACCGGCAACCACCGGGGCAGCGTTTACTGCTGTTTCTTCTGGCATAGGTTATTCCTCCTTTTGCAACTCTGCTTTCAGCTTGTTGTAATCTTGTTCTTTTCTTTTGCCTGTCATTGCAGCGTGGTTAAGCATATCGCAGAAGTGCATGGTTAAACGGTAATAACTCTGCATCTCCTGCAAATTTGCGTTTGGTTTAGCCAAAGCCTCCAAGACTTCTTTTTCGGCCTCCTTACGCAGCATTTCGGCATATTTCAGCACGGCTTCCGCGTCCTTGCCGTCAACAACAAGGTTATGCAGAAGTTCGAGCCGTTCTACTTGATTGGCATAAATTTGCTTTTGCCAAAGTTCGCTTCTTGGTTTAAGCATTGTTTTTCAGTACCTCCGCTTCCGCAATAGCTTTTTCGGTTGTGGTAATGCCAAACTGCTGCTGCAAGTATTTAACCTGTGCATCAGGCGGCAAATCTTCGTAATTGATAGTCATGCGCGGTATGGAGTACCTTGCAATGGACAGTTGCAGCGAGTTCTGCAAAGCCTGTGCCTGCGCGGCCGCTGCCGCTTCCTGCGCCTGTCTTGCAGCCTCTTGTGCTTCCGGGCTTTCAGGGTCGATAAGATACTGCCCAACATCGCGCAAGCCTAATGCTTCCAAAAGTTTTACCACAAGGTTGTACCAGCTCTTTGCGTTGACAATGCCCTGCTGCGCCAGAATCGGGTAAATCTGGTTCAGAGCAATCATCAGGTACTGAATCTGCGCCTCTTTTGTGCCTGCGCCTTGTCCGACATTAACGATGAGGTCATAGTCAATGTCAAGCTCATCACGGCGGATGCGCACCGTTTCGTTGGTCAGGCGGATAATCTGCTCATCTTCCAGATACTTCTGGTTAAGCAAAATCACGAATTTGTAAATCGGAATAAAAAACTTCTCTGCAATCGCGCGAGCAATCATCTTGTTGCGCTTCTCCGAGGCCCCAAGAATCGCTGTAACGCCGGTAGCCGTCTTGTTAAGGCTGTTGCTGTCAAGCCCTTGGTTATACCTCGTGCTGCCGCTCTGCGCCTCAATTTCAGTCTGAGCGTAATTTACAAGTTCCATTGAAATGCTCGAAAGAGGAAGCGACGGCGGTACAAAAATTGCCGGTTCAGGACTGCCCATTGTCGGGATAATTTCCTCGTTGTTCATCAGGGCATCCATGTCCACCTTGGTTTCATCAACAAAGTAACGCGGCGAGTTATTCTTGCCTACGTTAATGATTATCTGACGGATAACGGCTGTTTTTAAATCCTGATGCTGCTCCAAGCTGTCGGCAATGCTGTCGCGGCAAAATACTGTATTCGGGTCATAAATGGCAGAACAAATAAAAAACGGCGGAAATTCAAAATCATTTTCAACCACGCGGACAAGATTGTTGCCTATCGCGTGTACAATCAGATTTTCATAAATTCCGTCGTTGTTATAGTCAACCTGTAAATATGCTTCGTACAGCTCTACCTCTTTGGAGGCATTATCTGAGTCGCTCGGCTTCTTTGTCGGCTCCGTTCTGTCTGGGTCGTTGCGGCGGTCCATAAGCGTTGCCATAGTATCACCGCGCCCATATTCTTCAAGGGCCTTGTCAACATCCTTGTAAATTCCGTCGCGTTCGCGGCGTTTCAGGTAGTCGCCAGTCACAATCTTCCTGTGCGCCACAAACTTGCAGTCCTGAATATCAGGCGCATCCGGCGTATAGCGTAGTTCAGAAACAGGTATCTGTTCAATTACAGGATGATTTGCCTTGACGATAATCTCATCATACTCAATGCGCACAAAATCTTCGGCATCTTCAATGTCTTCGACTTTGGTAATCTCGATTTTATGACTCGCAACACTTTCAATCAGGGCGATAATAGCTTCATCATCATTGCGCAAGTCAAGCATCATTTCCATCGGGCGGCGTTCTTCTTCGCGCTTCCACCAAACTTTTGCAACGCCAAAGTTCTCGGCCAAAGCCAGTTTAAGTTCGGCATGACAGAACTGATAATATGAGTTTTTCTTTTCAAGCTGATACTTTATAAGCTGCTGAATTTTGTTTGCCGTTTCGTCATCATCCACATTTACGCCTTTAACGGACAGCGGGTCGTCAGAGCCGGTAAACGCTTCCATAAGGCCAGCCAAAATCCACTCGCAAGATGTTTTAATATCCTTGCTGCACCAACGGCTGAGTTCCGAAAGGCCGGGAAAGACCTTATCGTAATGCTCCGGCGTGGCGTTATATACGTCGCGGCGGCGCAGAATAATCGGTTCAACAACACTTGTGTAGTGCTTATCAGCTATTTCGCGGCAATTTACAAAGGATTTTTTTATTTTATCTTTTTGTTCCTCGGTTAAAGTATCAATGCTTAACGGTTTTTCCTTGCTCTCAGCCTGCATTTGCAGCAGTTTTACCGGGTCCGTCATCGGAGCGGCAATATTTACCGGCTGCTGCGGCAAAGTCCCGCCGGTTAATGTGCCAAGAGCCTGTCTGTTAAGCCCAAATTCCGGGTTTGTAGCCTGAAAACCACTGCGCGATACCGCACTTCGGGCCTCGCGCCCTACTACATCGTTTTTTGCGCGTGCTGCTTCAAGCGTATTGTTAATATCTGGCATCTAAACTCTCCTTAAAACCATTCCGCAATGGTTACGCTGCCGCCAGTTACATAAATCTGGTCGGCATTTGTAGTCATTACCGGGATGGTTATTTTTTCGCCTGCCGCAAGCGGGATGCCATTTTCAGCAGACACATCACTGCCGCCAAAATATACCGTGCTGTCGCCGGTATTTGCAATGGTCAAAGTATGGCGCGAGTTCTGCTGTCTGCTGTTCACTGCATCACTGGCCGCAACTTTTGCGCCGCCACTTGCATCTACAACAGAAGTTACCACTCGGCTTACAGGTGCATTAAATTCCATGGCTTTTCCTCCTTTACAACGCTCCGTAACGCTTTGTTTTACCCTGCTTTCTCATGCGCCTATACAGCATACTCCTGCCAATATTCACTGGATAAGCAAATGTCAGACAAAACGCATCGGCAATATCCGGGCTTCGCCCGGTTTTATCTTTCATGCTCTCTTTTGACTCCAACTTAATGCGGTTCAGCGAATCGTAAGTATATTCCGGCGTACAAAGCTCCGTTCTTAATTCAGGCATATACGGCAGGCTGCCGCCCTGATTAAGCCACTCACGCGCTCCATCCCACATTTCAGCTCTTTTATTCATGTACCGGGTATCTTGCAGGGCCTTGCCACCAAAAGGCACCTCTACAACCTTATCTGCGTAGCCAAGCTGGCGCAGGCGGTCGATAACACCTTCGCCACGCCCACTGTCGATAAACACGGTGTCAGGTCCCCATTCGTCAATAGCCTGTGCAACGATACCGGCAAATGTCATGTTATCAATTTCTTTAATAATTTGAGGCTCAAAAGCCATTAAACCCTGCCGCCGGAAGATTACGCAGGAGTCGTCACCATAACGGGCAACGTCCACGCCCATGACTTTAGGCGCTGTTTTGTAATCATCTTCCGTAAGTTCACGCTCCATTGCCTTGTTTACCGCATCAAGCGTTATCAGGCGGTTATAAGCGTTGGCTGCAAAGTCACAATATAACTCTTGGCGTATTTCGCTCTCCGTCATCTCGCGCTTCATATCCGCAAGTTCCTGCGGAGGGATGATGCCGGTGTCGTCTACTGTGTACAGGCAGGCAAACCAATCATCGCGTTTCAGCGCCAAAAGGTACATATCGTAAAACTGATTCTGGCCCTTTGGTGTGCCGATAAAAACGGCCCAACCGCGCCGGTCAGACAGCGCAGGACGGATAACTTCGCCCCAAAGTTCTTTCTTAATCTGCGCATATTCGTCGATAACAACGCCATCCCAGTAGGTGCCGCGAAGGCCGTCAGGACGGTCAGCGCCGATAATGTATATTCTCGCTCCCCTTGCGTTCTGATGATAGCTCGGCAGCTCGACATAAAGCTCGGATTCATTCACTTTTCGGTCAGGAATAACCGATGTGTAGTATTTCAGATACTCCCAAGCAATCATTTTTGCCTGCTTCAAGAACGGCGCTACATAAGCGTAGTTCGGAGAGCGGAATTTCCTGTTTGTTAAAGCCTTTTTGAGGATGTGTTTGAGGGTTCCAACGCTCTTACCAAGGGGGGGGTGAGCCACAATTACCGAAAAACGGTACTGCTCCAGTGCCGGATGAAGGATTTTACCCCAAAACGGACGCGGCGTATAGGGTATTTCTATAATGCCCTTGCCGTCAGATACCGGCATCTATGGGACCCTCCAAATTACCCTCCCCACCGGGTAGTGCCCCCCTGTTTGTTTCTAATTTCGGCTGCTCCACGGCACTGATGTCGATAACATCTTTCGCCTTATCAGACCAGCCAAACACCAACGGCTGATTGTTGTCGCCGCTAAGCTGCTGCTTTGACACATCTTCCCAGCCGCCGTTGTTTTTCAGGGAGAAAATAACACCATTCGGGCTTTTTGTAGTGACAAGAACCTGCTCTAAATAGTCCTCCAAGCGTAACCTCGCGTCATTGATTACCTGCTCGTAAGCCTCGTCACGGTCGTTTTTGTAGCTCAGAAGCTGCGCACGGCTCGAAAATCCTAAATACCTTGCCAACCCGGCAAATGTAGGCGGCTGCACAACGTATGTGCGCTCTATTCCAAGCCGTTTGTCAAACTTCGTCACAAAACAGTGTTCAAAGTATTCGTCCACTTTGTCAGCCATAGACTGCGGTGTCGGGTAAATTGACACCACGCCGTAACCACCAAAGGGATTGTTCGGTGCTGCCAATCTGCACCCACCTCCTTCGCTTTAATGGCTGTGTGACGATAAGGGCTTCCCTTGACGGCAGGAGGCGGCCGCTTTCGCAGAAGTCCCTTTCGCCACAGCGAGATAAAGAAAAACACCGCCGGGATGTCCAAACCCGCCGATGTTATCCGCGTAATAAAAAAGACTTACCGTTTTAGCGATAAGCCCTTTGCCTTACTCTCGTCGATGTAGGCTCTCTTGGAAACCTCAAACCATCGTTCTGTGTACGGAACCATCGAGAAAGTAAAAATCTTTTAAGCTAAAAAAACTTTTGCGTATTCTCGCAGAAATTTTAAGCTTTTTGTTTTGAGTTGGCTATGTATGGGGTGTTGGATAAACCCCCACACGTCGTTAGGTACTTAGAGAATGGTGGGGGTACACCCCCTGCCACCCCTTTTACCATGTGAGATAGCACTAACTTTATAGAGAGAATAACCATAACCCAAAACATAAACCCATATACCTTTAAAAGGTAGCTTAATACTACCGTTATATAGGTTAGCAACCTATATAACTTAACCCTTGTTACCTCTCTTACAAGGCTATTCAACGAATAAAGCAAGACTTCCTTTAACCGCTTAACCTGCGGCTTTAAAAGCCTTGCTTTACTGTACCTATTTTACCACGCTTTTACCGTTCTTATTCGCCGAATAAGCAAAACTTTATCATTATTTTTATTTTTTGCGTTGCTACAACGCCACCTCCGAAATCCATACACTACCCCGAATACTGTTACAATATAGACAAGGAAGGCAAGCAAAAAGCCAACCGAACGAAACAAACAAATAAATTGAATAAGCGAGGCGAACACAAATGTTGACTGTAAGAGATATAACAGAAGCATTAAAAAAGAGTCGCAAGGTACAAGCTGATTTTACCGACCACGGTAAAGCCCGCAAGTCACGGAATACGCTTACTGTAAAGGCACAACCTGCTAAACAGAAGTCAATCCGTTGGGAGCTTATGGCAATCCGCTTGACGGAAGTTGTCGGCGGCAGGCGCTTAAAAAGCGTACCGACCACGCTGTTAAAAGCGGTTGAACTTCTCGACGCCGAAACAGTGCAGGACGCTTTACAAAAACAGCTTGAATACCTGCCAGTACCCCGCCACAACGCCGCATTTGAACTCGAATGGGCGTACACAAGAGGTTGAGTTTGACCATAGCTTACAACACGCTTGTAAGTTATGAGGGTAATTCAACCCACAACAAAAGAATAACGAGGTGATAACCATGATACGGCGATATTCTGAACACCGCTCCATTGTAAAGCAGGAACGCTTACAAATGGCAAACGGTCAAGTGATAACCGTTACATACACAATGGTGTCAAACGCTTATAGCAAAAATCCACGGCTAACGATTGAAATTCCAGAGTATAAAGGAATGGCAATGGATGATATTAAGTTAAGCATCGTTGGTTCAACCAATGTAACAGGGTGGTGAAAACAGATGACCAAAAAACATACACGTTGGCGGATGATAAAACGAGCGCACGCTCTTACGGTACGCATAATTCGTTTAAAATGGAACGCCTATCTCGACAGGCTTTGACTTGACCGCAGGCTGTAACCCGCTTACAGCTTACGAGGGTAGCCAAAGCTACTCGCAAAAACTAAATAATTATGAGGTGATTTAAGTGAAAGACTTATTCTTAACCCCGCAAGAACTCCTTGGAGTAACACTTTCAGCTTGTATAGGCCTGCCGACAGTGCCACGAGGATTAATCGTTATGGCCTTCGGTGATGACCCAGTTGACGGAACTTCAAACGCCTGCATAGAAGGTGCTGGAGTGATTGGCGACGGCGATATTGCCACCGCTATAAAAGCGTTAGAGCAAAAAGCCAAAGAAATTGAGCGACACGGCACGCCAGTTAAATAGGTTTTGACTTGACCGCAGGCTATAACGAAGTTTGTAGCTTGCGAGGGTAGCCAAAACTATCCGAACACATGAAGTCTTGTGTAACCAATAAATTAAATATAAAAAAGGAGTTGTCAACTATGTTAAACAACAACGAAATTACTTTGCACGAAGGCGAACACATTTGCGAAGAATGCGGCGCTATCTACAACGAAAGCGAAATGCGTGAAGTAAACGGCAAATGGTACTGCACTGATTGCTTCGATGATAAATTCACCACTTGTGTATACTGCGGTGAAATCATTGAACAAGACGACGCACGTTACGACCCCGACGGCGAACCGTGCTGCGATGATTGCTTCGATGAACGTTGCTTCATCTGCGAACACTGCGGCGAAGTTTGTTGGCAGGATGACCGTAACACGGTTTATACAGTAAACGGACGTTATGGTTGGAATTTTGAAGATTGGTGCGACGATTGCCGTGACCGCCACGCTACTCAATGCGACCGTTGTGGCGAATGGTACAGTGACGATGACGAACAGTGCCAACACTTAGACGGCGTTGACCTGAACATTTGCTCCGACTGCATTGACAACTACGTTCAATGTTGCGAATGCGGCGAATGGTTAGATACCGATGACGCCTACTATGCAGGCGGCGACGCTTATTGCGAGAGTTGCTATGATGACTTTTGCGACAACGGTCGTGAAATTCTGTCATATCACGATTATCCGAGCGACCACCGTTGGTACAGGCTCAACCGCCCTGCCGAAGATGACAGGCATAAATTCCTGCAATTCGGCGTAGAACTCGAACTTTGTGACGGCGGCGAAAGCAGTGCAAACGCCGCGGAAATCAAAGACGCATTCAACATGCACAACAAATATGACGTTGTTTGCATGCGTGACGGCAGTTTAGATGACGGCTTTGAAATCATCTCTCAGCCTGCGACTTTGCAGTATCACTTGAAGGATTTTGGTTGGCAAAAGGCTATGAAAGCCGCCCAAGGCTTAGGTTATGTAAGCCACAACGGCGGCAAAGCAGGTCTGCATGTACACGTTGACCGTCAATATTTTAACGGCGCATTTGAAAATCCCGAAGTTGCGTTCATCATCTTGACGCAAAATAACCTCGACTGGCTCAAAAAGTTTAGTCGCCGCAAAAATTGGGGTTATTGCCAATTCCAAAACGTTGAAGGTGTCACCTTTACGCCCGATAACTTCAAAGACAGCGATGAAAACTCGTCGCTTGAATACATCGAGCGTGTGCGCGGCTACAACCACGGGCACCATGTAGCAATGAACTATGACGGCTATTCCACGATTGAGTTTAGGTTCTTCCGTGGAACGCTGAAATTCCAAACCTTCGCCGCAAGTTTACAGCTTGTGGAGATGATGTGCTACGCCGCTAAGCATCTGCGCAAAGAACAACTTTGCAATGTTGACCTCAAGTGGTTCAAGCGCTTTGCACAGCGCAAAAATTATGCTGAATTTAACGCATATCTTGCCGAACGCGGCATTATGCAATGAGTTTTGACTTGACCACGGCTTGCAATCTGTAAACGGCTTGCAAGTCGTGAGGGTAGCCAAAACACTATCCAATAACAAAAACTAAATAACGAAAAAGGAGGCTTGATACTATGTGTATCATTGCTTACGCTCCCGAAGGCGTACAAATTGCTGATAAAACCATTGAAAGGATGTTTGCCAAAAATCCCGACGGTGCAGGAATTATGTGGAAGCCCACCCCCGACAGTCAAGTTGAAATCCGTAAAGGGTTTATGAAAGTCGAGGATTTGTTGGAAGCATACCACCAAATTCCGCAGGAGTGCGAAAAAGCAATCCATTGCCGAATTGCGACAAGCGGCAAAGTGTCCGCAGGTTGTTGCCATCCCTTCCCTGTTCGTCCTAAAACAACGGCTATGAGGGAAAAGGTAGACCGTGCAAACATGGCTTTAATGCACAACGGCGTGTTCTACTTTGCAACGCCGCTGAAAGGCATGAAAGCCAATTACAGCGACAGCATGTTATTTGCAGCAAAATACCTCTATCCAATGCAAAAAATGCTTGATATGGAATGCCTGCAAACGCTTATTGAAGAAGCGTCAAGCTCCCGCCTGCTGATTATGCGCTACAACGCCCCCACGATTATGCTGGGCGACTGGCAATGTGACGGCGGCGTATATTACAGCAATGGAACGTACAAAGAAACGTATACCGTCAAAAGTTACGACTGGGGCAAAAGCTGGGGCAAATACGGCGACTGCTATGGATATGGGTATAGCGATGACCCTTGCTACGATATTGAACAAGGCGTACAAGCTCCGAAAGCCTACATCATAAGCGTTGAAATTCCTGACAAGGACAAGACCGAGGACAGCGTTTTAGAGGGATTAATTTGTGAGGAATTATACAACTTGGGCTTTGACGTGACTTATTGCGAAACCACGCGCTCCAATTATATCGTTGGCGAAGGCGCGGAACGCGAAGTGTACTTGGAAGTTGACTCGTTAAGCGGCGAAAAACCGCCTGCAAAGATTTGCGGATATACCGTAGTTTACTTGGAGTGATGATAACATGAAAACAGCAATAAACATTTACTGCTTGCTGTATGGTTTTATGACAGAATTTGTGTTCGGAATTGCAAGCATAGTTGCGGCGGCGTACATATTCGCCAAAGCAATAGTCGGTTAGACTTGACCGTTGCCCATAACTTCGGTTGTGGGTAACGAGGGTAGCCTAACCGTCCTGCGGCAAGCGTTTTGACTTCCCGACGCTTCCGCAGGTACTACCCTAAAAATTAAATATGAGGTGATTTGCATGTTGATTGTAAAATACGAAGAACACCGTAACGATTATGACCGCCGTCACTTTGAGAAGTTTTTTAAGTCTTTGAGTGACCTCGAAGAATGGCTTTTCGGTCTTATGCGTTGGGAGTATAAGTATCACATGTGGTTCAATGTCAACAATAAAGGTGAAGTTGCCTATTGTGACCCCATTAAAATCCACCCAGCACAAGGTCCTTTGCGCTATTGGGTTCACCAAATTGAGCAGGACGGCAAAATTATTTTTAGCGACGGTATGCACACCAACAATCAAGCGTTTGCAACCAAAGCCGTGAAAGAATGGTTCTTGCACTGCGAAAACCGTGTCAACAAGCCTGCCTTCAACTTCGCCGAAGACGAAGATGAAGTTAACCCTCCGCTGTATGACCTTGAAAGCATTTTAAAGCGTACACATTGCAAAAGCTACGCAGAACTCGTTGAAATTCTCTACTCTATCGCCGAATTAACCCAAAAAACTGACGAAATCGAGCGTGTTGTGCGAGTTTTGGACGAAATCGACAGTGAGGACGGCGAATATGACCTGTCTTAAACATGTTTTAAGCCTGACCATAGCCTACAACGGTTGTTTGTAGGTTATGAGGGTGGCTTAACACTCAAAAAACTAAATATGGAGGAATAACAATGGATAATGTAATCATTGATAAAGGCCATGACATTTGCTTCCACTGCGCCTACGTTGAAGGCTACACAACGCTTTCAGCCTGCGAGGCTCTCTGCGAGCGCTACTACATTTGCGGTACAATCGCAGAAGCCAATGACGAACTTGTTAAATATGAACAGGAAGGAGAGAGCGCAATGAAAACCTTGTATGGACTTACCAAAGACCAAATGCGGTTTGTTTACGAAGAAGTACGCATTGACTTTCTCAAAAAAGACCTTGCGAACTATATTGACTGCTATTTAAGTGAAAACCCGGACGATTATGACCTCGACAGACTTGTTTACCTTGTAGACAGCTATGAAGCGGGTTATGACGTGCCCATGAAGCGCTTATTTGAAGCAGCAATCGAAGACTACAACAACGGCGGAGGTGTTTACTGATGAAAAAGTACAAAAACACTGAATTTCTCGCAGAAGAATGGCGTAAGCGGCTTAAAACAATCAAGGGCTTAGGTGCAGCATACAGCGACCGCGAAGCAGGTTGCGCAGACGGTGAAGCAATGGCTTATGCCGCCGTCTTAGATGACCTTGAACACGCACCCGAAGTCGATGAAGAAACGATTTACCGCCGTGTAAAGCGCCGTTATCTCAAAGAGGACATCAAAGCTATCCTTGCAGATGACTTTGACATTGAAGAACCGTCTTATGACATGCTTTGCGAGCTTGCAGATATGGCAGAAAACGCTATGGAATGGAACCTCGCACCTCGGAACGTAATTCATGACACAATCCAATATTACTTGGACACGCACGGACTTTGAGCCTGACCACAGCGTATCACAAGCTGGTACGTTGTGAGGGTGGTTCAAACCCGCATAAAAACTGAATAATTTTAAAGGAGTTGATGATATGTTTAAAATCAAAGGCATTTATCAGACAGCAGGCATTAGTGCCGCCATTAGAGATGACCAAAACTTTAACGAAGGCGTTACCAAAGCCATGTACAGGTTTATAGTAAAAGACTGGGGCGACACCTGCGACGAAGACAAGGCTATGAACGAACAATCATTGAAAGACGGCTCGCGTATTCTCGCAGTCTACAACATCGGTAACAAAACAATCTGGATTATTGCCGACGCTGAGGACGAAAACGGTCTGAGAACAGCAACAATTTTGTTCCCTGACGAATACTAATCCAAGGAGGTACAGAAATGATTGGAGAATGTCAAGTAATGAGTCCTGCGGACAAATACGCCGCATATTTGAAAGGTTTTGAGCCTATATCATTTAAGCGCAACAAACGCGGCATGTATTATTTCAGTGAGAGCTTTGGAGCAGCCGCCGCTATCTATACAAGCGGTAAAAAAGGTTATCCTCAACACCAACTGTCTATATGGAGCGGTTTTAGCGACATGTTTAAAAGCGGCTATGTTTTGGCAATGTACAACGATGAACTCAACGCCTTCGTGCTTGTGCCTTCGCAAAGCGGCATTAGAATAAAATCATACGCCAACCGAAGCAGCACATTGCAAATTACATGCAAGCCGCTTATTGAACAAATCTTTGCTAAATTTAAACTTAAAGAAACAGGGTCAAATCGCCTGCGCACCAAGCGCGTTGGCGACCTGCTGTTCATCTACGACCCTAAAACACCAATTTAAAAGAAAGGAAGCGCCCGCCGAAAGGTTGGGCGCATTGGTATATCTGCGATGTTAAAAGCTAAAAAGATTAACTATGAATTTAAAACACCTTCGTTCATCCCGCCAGAACTGACTGCGGTCAAAACAACGGTGCCGTTTCTCAACACTCACGGCTACCTTGTAGAACTTACCTTAATGCAGGGAAATGGCGGCTGCAACATACTTTGTCTGCGCCAGCGCATTGAATGTGAGCCACGCCGCACCGAACTACTGGAAGCAAGCGGTCTTGCCGCCGCGCACAATGCTATCTACCTCAACATTTCCCTTGAAGAAGCCGAAGCGTTTAAATTTCTTCCCAAAACAGATGACACGGCAGGAAAACAAGCCGCACAAACATTTGTAGAGCATATTTTAGAGCGCATTGAATACACTGAAACAAATGACTCTTTAAATCCGCAAATCTACGCTCATGCCGCCTATGGGCTTGATGACTCACTTTTGTCCTACAACCGCCTGCTTCCGCCTTACGATACGCTTGTGTCGGTGTTCAAACTTCAAAGATTTTACGAATTTACAAGCGGCAAAGCGGTAAAAAAATACTCACGCGAATTAAAGAAAAAACAAGGAGCAAAATCGTAAGTAATCATTATGGACATTTCTTTAAGAACGGTTATAATGGAAACAGCAGGACACTACCTGCAATTCATCATCCGCACCTTTCAAAGTTTTAGAAAAAAGAGCAATCGCGCAAAAACGATTGCTCTTTTTTCTTTGCTAAAATACCCTTATAAGCCCTAACTGGATGGCACATTCGCGTGCATACCTTATGCCAGTATCTCGGGCGGCATAATATTTATCTTTTGTTATTTCTAACTTTGCACATGTAGTCGGCCATGGTTCGTTTTGAAAACGCCGTGACAGCACATTACAAATTATCCTGTCATGCTCACGGAAATGAGTATATGTCTGCTCTACAACAAAAATCCAATCTTCGGGGCGTTTAATAACTTCCTCCGTGGTTTTTCCGCCGTCAATCGTAACCTGCTTAATTGGCGCGCTGTGCTTCATCGCCAGTATCGCAGTAGGGTCAGAAACAAAGCTATGATTTGTCGGCGCACCGCCAGTCTTTCCGCCTGAACTATAATAGCCCAACTCCATTCGCGCGTCATCAATGGCGCGCTTTATTTTTTTATAATTCCAAAATATTTTTTCAACAAGGCTGAACCCCACTTCTCTTTCGTTTGACGACGTAAACCTGCTTCGCCAGTTGCGCCGTCTTTTAAACTGATTATGCGTTTCGCAAGTCATAACTTAACTCCCTGTAATTCTTTGGCGCACCCAGCAGGACTTCAACCTTCTGTTGCTTGGTGTACCTCTTAACTACAAGCAATCCAACAATCTGCGACTCCTTTTCAAAAGCCAACCCTTTCAAAGCGTCAATAATAACCTTGCTTAACCGCGTAACATTAGGCCTTCTTGCGGCCAAAATGTCGCCTTTCAGCATACTTTCTTGCAAGTGCTTAATCTGCACCTTGCCCGGTCCTAAGCACACCGTCAAGACCAAATACAGCGGTCCTTTCTCGCGTTCCCAGTTCTGCGCCGCCATAGCATACTTGCAGGCGAGTTTTATAACCGCACCGTATGCCTTCGCTCCGCCGCCGCTTGCCGTTTCGTTGATAGCACCTTGGCAAAGCGGCCTTCCCGGAATGGTAAAAGCAAGCTGCTTATCGCTCAAAAAACGATATGGCACATTATCACCGCCTCAAAAACTCATCAAAAATCAATTTCTTCCTGTTCCGCACTGCCGAAGCTATCAAAACCGCCTGCACCACCGCCGTTGTTCTGTCGGTAATCCATAAATTCCACGCTATTGGCAACAACTTCAAAGCGGCTGCGTTTGCTTCCGTCCTTGGCAGTATAACGGTTCATCGTGGCAACGCCGTCCACAATAACCCTGCGGCCTTTGTCAAGGTTATTGCCGCAAATTTCCGCCAGCTTGCCAAAAGTCACAACATCAAAAAAGTCGGTAGTGTCCTTGGTAAACGGTCTGTCAACAGCAACAGCAAAATTAGTAACGCTTTTGCCGTTGGCGCTTACGCGCGCCTCTGGGTCGCGGGTAAGTCGTCCTGAAATTGTAATGTGGTTCATTTTTCTTCTCCTTCCAAATGCTTAATTAAGTGGTTGATATACCATTGTGCCTTTTTAACATCTTGTACGCCGTTTTTATGCTTGTATCTCCACAAATACTTAATGGCGTTTGCTGTGCAGACAGCCTCAATGCCCGAAAGGCCAGCAGTAGCACTTTCAAGTGCTTCAATGCACTCCACCTTGCCTTGGGTATAATGTGACGGATGCTGCACAGCGTCATTTGTTTTGTCAACAACAGACCCAGCTTCTTTCAGCATATCGTCATGTAGTTTAAACACGCCATGTTTGCCAAAATCCACTTGGTAGCTGCCGTCATGCAATACTCTTTTAATCTCACCAACGCCCATGCCCTGTTCTTTGTGCTTAACCTTATCTCCAGCTTTAAACATCATTTTTTACCTCCTTCAAATTTAATAAAACGCCTTCTTCTTGCAGCATTTTAAGGCATATAACCATCGTTTCCAGCATTGTCTGTAACCGCAGGTTTGCATAACTCGGAAACCGAACATCTAAAAGCCCAGCTACCTCGTCTGTAACAACAATAGCGTTCAGCTTTAACTGCCGTTCTGCCCCGACTATTGGAAACTGCGTCGTCATCGAAACGCTGGCGCAGTCAATAACATCTCCTGTATCGTTTAGGTTTTCAGCATGTCCTTTGACGCTATATCCATAAATATATCCTTTTTCATCACGTCGGATTTTAACATTAATCATCTTTGCCTCGCTGTTCCCACTTCTCGCCAGCTTCAACAATTTTGTTAATCAAATAATCCACGCTTTTATTTGCCTCGCCCTGCACAATTTCAATATTATGGGGCGTTACATAACTGGCTATAATCATTCTCGTAAGTGTTTTTTCATTTGGTATAAGCGCAAATAGCACGGCACACACCAAACCAATGCAGGCAAACAATTTTATTTCTTGTTTGTATTTGACGCTATAATTTTTATCGCCAAGCTGCACAATCCAATCCAAGCAAAAGCAAATAGTTGTTCCAGTAGCTAAAAGGCCTATAAAGCCTATCAAGCTGCGCAAATTATCAACCACAGACATCCAGTAAAAAATCCACGGGCTAATAATTGGTTCATTCATGTGTTCCCTCCTAAATCAAAAAATTAATGAAAAACAGCAGCACAACCACAATCGTTACTATCCAGTCCGTAAATTCGTCCAATACAATGCCACGCTTTCTGCGCCGCACGTCAGCCCATACAAGCAATACTTGGCATACTGGGCATAACAGCTTAGCAATAAGCCAGTAAACCTCTTGTTTCGTCATACGCCACCTCAAATAAACTCTCTTTCGTCATTGAAAAGTGCATGAGCCTCTGGGTCGGTGTTGCCTTGCGGAAGTAAAATTTTAGGTTTGTTGCTCGTCATAAACTCGCACTCACCTTCGCATACATCCTCACGGCCTACCGGGATGCCTAAGCGATGAAACATCTTGCGGTACTCACATTCCTTAACATATTTGCCTTGCGGGCAGGAATTACAGCACATCAATGCCATCTCGGCAATCAAAGCCAAATCATCATAATCAACGGTAATGCGGTCATCAATCCTGCCTTTGCCAACACGCAAGTTGTGCGTTGTTTCCATAACCATTTTGCTGTGCTGATTGCGCCTTGCGACGCTTTCAAGTTGGTCTTTGTCCAGTACGGCAACGCGTTCGTCGGTAATTTTTTGCAAAAGTGTTGCCGACATCCTCATGTCCTTCGCCCAACGCTTTTCCTTCGGCGTTTTGGCGGTTTTCTTGGTGTTTGCGGCAATAATATCCAGTTCACCCGCTAAAATGCCTACCTTCAAAAATTCCAGCAGTGCCGGGCTGCTCATATATGGTAATTCTCTCATAATTGTTCCCCCAGATTTTACTCAAAAACGAGTAAAAAGCAATCTCAACGTTTCTTCCTGACCGGCTTAATTGCGCCTACTTTTTCTTTTACAGCACCAATGTTTATAAAGTAGCCGATAACCTCAATTTCAGTTCTCGGCGTTTCGCTATAAAAAGCCTCATAACTCTCTTTAAAAATCTGCTTATCATCATGGTACACAATACCGTTCATTGCGTCCAACACGAGTTTCAATGTATTATCGCAATCCGGCTTTGTAAGCGGCACTACCAGCTCCATCGCGGCCGCTTTTTTAAACCATGCAGGTTTGCTGCTTGGTATCTCCCTGTATGACCTGATTTTTACTTCAACAGGCATTTCCGGGTTAGCAATTTTCCAACCGCTACGTTCCACCTCGCCAATAACCAAGGCCTTCACCGTCTGCTTTAGCTCCGCAGACTCTTTAGGGTCGTAAGCACGCCCGGTTTTAAAACTAAACCGCGGCCTGCTCTGCCCCTTCGGCTTGCCCGGCACCGTCAACTTGAATGTTTTGCTTCCTTCGTGCAACAACAATTTTTCTCTCCCTCTTTTCGCTTCGAGATTTCTTTTTAGCGTAAGGTTTCAGCTTCTCCCGCGCCCGCATATTCTGTTCTGCTTTAAACCCCGGCTTGCGGCGATTGCTGTAATCCTCGCCACCCTCGCCCCAAAATTCTTCCGTAGTCATCCAGCGACAGCCGCAGTCGCAGCACTCACGTTTGCGCACCACCGCCGTGTCAAGCGGTTTGCTTTCGCGCAACGTCCTTGTATCAATAACTAAATTATTCTCACTACCGCATTTGGGGCACTGCATCGTCATCTTCATCACCGCCTTTGGCAAAAACAAACCCTTCTTCGCCGCAAACAATGTCGCAGCACTCACCAATTTCGTGTACAGCAGCCCCAATTTTGCACACCGCAGAACGCAAACGCTCTAACGTATTCTCATTTTTAATAGGCCGCGTACCCATCAAAAGGTTCATGTGATAAATTGCGCTTGCAACTTCATCGGCGAGCATTAACAGCGGCTTTGACGGCCAATCGTTCACTACAAGATGCCGTTCGTAATTGGTTAAATCCGAAAAACAAACATTTTCAAATTTTCCACCGCGTTTAACCCTAAAATACACTCCGTCCACTTTTCTTTTGGTTGGATAATCAAGTTCAACAATCTCGCCCATTCAAAGTTCCTCCTTTTTAATCCCCGGGTCCTGCCGATGCCGCCAGTGCGTGTGGCACAAGCCTTGTCATTGTCAACTGTGCGGTAAGGAGAAAAAATGCCCTGCATCATACGTTCCCCGGCTTTAATTACATAATCAGTGTCACTGGAATTGTAAAACTTCACGCCAATATTGCCGCCGTTATCCTCATTGTCATAGTAATCGGCGTCGATAATTCCTACCGAGTTTATCAGTGTCAAACCATGTTTTGCTGCCAAGCTGCTGCGAATATATAGTGCCAAATACTCATTTTTAGGCATATATGCTCTAATGCCAGTAAGCACTAACTCGCTGAATCCTTTGGCCGGAATTTTAATGTCGCACGGCGCTACAAAATCATAACCAGCGCTACTTGCGGTCTTGCGCTCCGGCAACACTTCTGTGCCATTAGGATATACTCTCTCAAAAAAGCGTTCCGCTATAAGCGCAGAAGCAATTTCTTCCGACAGCCAAACCTGCATCGGCATAATTTCTTTTTCGTCAAAATAATCTACCAACACAAACGGCATACCCTTGTACCTTGCCAAAAAACCGTTAATATCAAGCTCTTTTCTGGCCGTCACTGTACCATAACCTGCGTTTTCATTAAGCGCCATCATCTTAATTTTGCTGCCAATATCAAGCTTCACAATTATTTCCCTCCAACTCAAATGTTTTATATAAATCCTCGTGCAGTTCCGTTACTGCGTCATCAACAATGCCTTTAATCATTGCCTTCGGCAAACCTTTGCCGCCAAACCACTTTTTCTTAAAAAACTTAACATCTTCCCTGTAAGTTTCTTCGCTGTTATCACAGCTTTTGTACCAGTCATAGCTGTGCAACAAGCAAAATATATCCCACGCCAACTCGCTGATTAGCCTGTCCTCCAGTGGGTTGAGCCTGCGTGCAATTTTAGATTGTTCAAACCCTCTGTCGCCATAATTCGGGCACATCCACTCAAAAATCGTATTTGCAGCATGGTCATTTTGATAATCCCAATGTCCGCCGCTCATTTAACATCACACTCCCCATAAATACCGCAGTGCCTGCCACGTCCAAAAACTACCTATTTCGTAGCAAACGCCTGCTACAAACGCCAGCACACCTACAATAACAGCTAATGCTACTAATCCTCTCATAATCGCCACGCTCCATGGTCATCGCAAATTGTAACTTCTACGCATGTTTTTTCGGCATTATCCCAACCGACGATAACCGGGTAATTAGTTTCACTTACAATTTGCATTAATTCGTCAATGCTTTTTATTTCTGCTTCTGCCCAATGCTCATGCTCTGTGCCACACAACCGGGCGCCTAATCGCGCCATCGCTTTGCTGTAATATGGCACTAACGGTCCATCGTAATATCTATGTATTCTTGCTTTCATTTTTACACTTCCTCGTCCATTGTTGCGCCGCAACGCGGGCAATAATTGTGTAAACCAAAATCAGGGTCTTCTAAAACAGAGTCACCGCACACTGAACATTTATAGTAATACAAAGTTTCGTACGCACCTGTGTAATACTCGTTAGTTTCTATCCAATGTCCGTGCTTGCGTTCTTCGACAACTGGCAAAGCCCGCATTGCTGTTTCGATTACCGCCCAATCGGACGGATAGTGTTCCACAGCATCACAAGCTGTTTTTATTGCTGCTTCAAGCTCAATCAATCGCATTTTTGCACCTCCTGCCTATTGCTAACGCCGATATGTTCTGCCTCAAATTTGTCGGGCGGTACCGTTACATCGTACATCTCGCAAAACTGACATTTGGGGGTATATCCACCGCGCCAGTGCTTGCAAAAAGCGCACCAGTTAATCGTCGGCCTCATTCCGCGTCGCCCCCTAAATACTTTTTCCGCAGTTCAGGCAATGTAACATCACATTCTGCCTTTGTTTTAAATATCATGCCTGCTTCTTTAAGTGCAAAATCAATCGGGCTATTGTGCCAAGCTGCCGGACAGCTGTATTGAAAATCTGCTGCCGGAAAATAATAATGTTCGCCGTCTTTCGGTTGCCACGGCACTTTAACTATTTCAACATTGCCTCTTAACAATTTTAATAATATAGCTGTGGTAAGCCATCGATTGCCATCAGATTCTTGAACAAGACCGTCCTCTATTAATTTATAAATGTAATGGTCATCTTTTATCTTAAATTCTTGTCCCAATTCAACGCCCAGCATTCTGGCCACATCAGCCATATAGTTTTTAGCCATAATTATTTCTCCACTATTTCCCAACCCCACTCGATAAGCTGCTCGTGCATAACATCACGCGCATAATCTTCAATTTCATCGTCGGTTAAATCATCGTCGAGGTCTACTATTACTTCATGGTAGCCATGAACGTAGCCTGTATGTACCCACACTTTTAATTTTTTAGACATTTGCAAGCCTCCTTACTTCACTTAGCGCCTTGTTCGCTTCGTCTATTGCTTCTGAAACCCTAAAACATGCTTCGCGGCAATCTTTATTGCCGTCCAGTCCAAAACACTGATTATCTAAAAACTTCCAAGCCTTGTGCAGCCTGCGTATACCGGCGGCAATTTGCAATGCCGCTTGGTTGCACGCCGCTTTATTTATAGTTTTTTTATCCATGCCTGCCTCCTATACAACCAACGTAAAGTTTGGCGCTTTACGCATCTTTTTATTGCCAAAAATAGCCATTATCTCAGCATCGGTGTACTTCTCATCAAGGTTGGTAGTATAAAACATTAAGTCCGGGTTAAATCGTGTGCGCAACCGTAACGCGCGCACCGTTTTGTTATTTGCTTGACCCGGCAGAAGGTAATGTGCCGGACCAAGTGAATCAACACAAATCACTTTCATTCTGACACCTCATCCATTTCCGCACCACAATGAGGGCAATAAGCCCATTCTGGATTATTTGTTGTTTCGTTATTGCCACATGCCGAACATTCCACACGCCTTTCAAAGCAAACGCCTTCCTGCCAATGGCACAGCCAGTGGCCATGCTGACGTGTTTTGGTTACTACCGGGCGCATATTAGCCACGCAAAAAATCGCATTGTTCATCCCGGAGCGCACTCCGCTATCAAACATATTATTCCCACTGATTGCCGTTCTGTCGCGGTCAAACTTCAAATATTCTAACAACTGGTCTTTGTTTATAAGCTCAGGCACATCTTTTTTTGCCGGTGTATGCGTTTCATTCATGTGCCAATCCCAGTAAACATCGGTATCAAATTCTCCTGCGGCGGCCAGTTTCGGGAAATTGTGAGCATACCTGTACTCCCTTTTAAAACGCGGGTCACGGTTTAAAAGTAAATCGTTTAAGCAAATCTCAACATCGTGCTTGTTAATAAAAATAACCGTGTAATCCTCGGCAAGCCTGCTGTCAAAAAAGTTATAGCAGTAAGTGTGTGCCTCGCCTTTATCGCCAAAATCCGCCAGCTTACATTTCATTTCCTCGTAGCTCAAAATGTCAGCAGCAAAGCTAAAAGGAAAACCTGCCGAATTTGCATGTACGTAAATGGTTTTGCCGTTTGTACCATGCTTCACAATCTCAATATGCTCTGCCGTTGGCAATTTAACCTTGCTCATGTTCGTCCCTTCTTTCCGATGCCCATGGCTTCGCGCGCGGCTCTCAGCATTGCAATATCTTGGTGTACCATTTGTTCCAGTTCCCAAAGGAACCCTTCAAACACCTGATGGTCGCTATCGCCACACTGCTCGCAGTACAGCTCATCGTAATCAAGCTCGTCCTCCGAAACATAATAGCCACCACCAAGATGGTCCTCGTAGATGTAAAAATAGCTGTCCTTATTGATTTTCAATGTGTACACCGCCTTGCTGCGACAAAATCTGCTTCTTAATCTCAAAGCAAATCATTTCAAGAGCTACCTCTTTAGGGAACTGGGAGTAAAACTCGGTATCAAGCAAGCAATTTACGGAAGCCCCAATCATTTCCTCCAAACTTCCCACACTTCCACTTGTGTTGGCACGAAGCGCATCCTCCGTATTTATTGCAATCAACAGCCCTTCAAGGTTTTCTTTGCCAATTTTATCAATTTGTTTTTCAAACCACTGCAACACTTTTTCAACCTTTTTGGCTTCCAGTTTTTCCATTTTCTTCTTCCTCCTTAAACAATTCGTCCAACACGCGTGGTGCGTACTTTTTATCGCCGTTAATATAATTCAGTTCCTTCTGCATCACGTTTATCGTCTTAAATAAATTTTCCCTTGCCGTTACGTTCGTCGCACTCCATAAACCAAGCGGTTCCAGCAGACTCTTAATGTCTTTAGCACGCCTGCGGCGAATGCTGTATTCGCGTATCAGCTTATACACATCGCTGCGCTTCTTGCGGTCGCTTGTGTATTTTAGTTCGCAGTAATGCCTAATATCGCCAAAGGCCTTGTCGGCTTCATTTATTTCCTCATCGCACATTCTTAAAATGCTATGCGCTTCATTCAACAGCTTTTTAAACTCTGCGGCAGTTTTGACAGCAGCATCGCAATCAAACTCCACCATTCTTTTCACCACGCCTCCTGCGATAATTCGGCAAATAGCGTTTGATGTAGTTATAGACTGCCGATGGTTCTAACTCCAGCGTATTTGCAATATTCCACGCCGCTTTTCCTTGGGCCAGCATTATAAAAATCTGCCTGTGATACGGCTCCCAATCAAAAGTGCCCTTTCGTTTAATTTTCGGCGGAATAAACTTAGGAATTTCTATTTCTTTTTCTTGCCCGAAAATTAAATTTTCTCCTTTGATTTTCTCCCCAAGACGGACAGTGAGTTTTGTTTCAACGTTTTTATCCTCACCCAATATGTAGTGTTCGCCTCTTATACAAGGCTGAACATCAAAAAATGGGCAATAATACGTTTCGCCGCCGCAGTGATGAAGCCTAAAGCATTTAAGACAATTTACTCTTGCCAACCTGCTCACCAACCTTAGCCTGTGCTACCAGTTTGGGCAGTTTTTCGACCTGTTTTGCTATAACCGGGCACAGCTCATTAAACTCATCTGCATCCATTTGTTGACCAATGGACCCTAAAAGTTGCATCGCAAGGTTTATAGCCCCAAGCGCGCCATATTGCGCTACCTGTACTCCAACTGCGCTTCCGTCTTCGGTTTCAACCACATAGCAAAGCCCGGTTATATCACCGTAAGAGTTAATTGCCGTTTCAAACTCTTTAAGTTGCTGTCTTTTAGCTTCTTCGCTCACAAATTTTTTTGCCATTTTTATCAATCTCCGTTTCTGTCGTGAAATTTACACATTTGCAGGAAGGTTTTGACGCCGCTCTCGCAAACGGAATTGCCCCTTCCTGCCGTTTTTTGTGTTCAAGGGTATACTTGTGTCAAAAGCCACCGTTTAAACCGCGTAAGCGGTAATTTTTTGCTCTGTCCCTGCCAATGTTGAAGGCATATCCTTTTGACCTCTCGTAAATCCTACTGTCTACGGCTTCGTCAAGGTCTGCAATCTCGCTTAGGTAAAACTCGCTGGAAATTATAGTCACGAGGTCCGGGCGGTTGTAGCGGGCATTTAAAATTTCAAATGCGAGGTTGAAATCTGCTGTTGTCGGCTGACCACTGTTTGTTTTCAAAAAATCGTCGATATACAAAACATCAACCGTTTTCAGCGGTTCAACCAATGCCGCATATTCTTCGGGGTACTTGACGGTTGCTTTAATCACTGTGCTGTCATCGCGCCACAACATGTACCGAGCCTCACGCCCACTGTTAATCAACTTGCGGACTATGCCAGTGCAGATGTGCGTCTTGCCGCTTCCTACCTGCCCGCCCATAAAAAACCAACCTTTAGGCGCGTCGGCGTACTCGTAGGCCTTCATGCAGATACTGCGTTGCCAATCGTTGTCGGCGTTGTAGTTTTGCAAAGTATAAGCAGGGTTAATGCCGCTTTTTTCCAGTCTTGCATTACTGCGGCGCACCGCCATGCACTTGCACTCCACCAAGCAGAACGCCCCGTGCTGTAAAACGGCTGTGTAGCCTTTGTTTTTACAAACATCGCAGTTATAACCAGTCATGTCGCCAATGCCGCTATTGTACTGGTCAACCGCCCTCTGTTGTTGCTGCTCATAAGAAATCTCCGAGCTTTGGCTTCTCTGCCTTGCTATCGTCGCCAGTTCGGCAAGCCTGCCTGTCAGCTCCATACTGTCGTACCGTCTTTCTTTTTATCTCGTTTTTGTGCTTCTCGAACTCGCCGATAACCCACGCTTTAATTGCTCTAAAATCGTCACGGTAAGTTTTGCCGGTTGAGCCTTTGTAGTTATCTAACCTCTCGATGCACCACTGCGCTCCCTGCTCCCCGCCTGTTAAAACAACCAGCTTATCGTATTCAGCAGGGGTCATCCTTACAAACTCTGCATAAGCTGTCTTTTCTGGTTTCGCTTTTGCTTTACGTTTGGGCTTAGCTGTTTCAACGGGGGGATTATAGGGGGGTATAGTATTATATATATTTTCTTTATATTCTTCTTTATTTTCTTTTATATTAGTAGGTTGTCCCTGTTCAGGCGTTTCGTTGTCCCGCCGTTGTCCCTGCCGTTGTCCCTGCCGTTGTCCCTCGTCGGCTTCGTCAACTTGGTAAAGCCGCCAATTTACTATGGTTACAACATATCCGTCGTTGTTCGCGGCGCTTGCCCTGTCGATGTCCAAAAATCCGAGGTTTTTAAAACGGTCGATTGCCCTCATAACAACCTTGCGCGTTATTGAATTATCTCCATCGCCATTGCATGTGTTTTCAACCTCTTTGAGCGTTGCCACAAACTGTCCGGGCTTTAACCGTAACTTTGTGCCTGTTTTCAGCACAACCTCGGTTTCTTTCCACACCGCCATGCCAAGCAAAGTAATAAGAACCACTTTTTGCAGGTTTGACGATGAAACCCAAACTGCACTCGTAAAAAGCGACCTGTGAATCTTAAAATAACCGTTCATATTGCGCCTCTCGGCAGTTCATTGCCTTTAAAAGCCGCTGTCTTTGGCAATATCCATGCCGGGAATCATGGCTACTTTTTTTAATTCAGGCGGCAGCATTAAAATTGCCGTTAAAGCCTGCTGGTACTCAGAAAAGAACTTGCTGACAGCTTCTTCATGTTCTTCGGGAACCTTGTAACTTGCACGCGCAACCTGCACAGCGGTAGATACCAAAGCCGCCCATTCGGTCAAAGATGCGTCCAAAGTCATTCGTGATTTTCTAACATCGGGCCTTGTCTGCATATATTTTTCAAGATTATCAATCTGTTCTTCGATGTTTTTGTAGCTCTTTTTGTTGTCCATCATTTACCCTCCATTGCCTCTCTGATGATGCGCTCTGCTTCGGATATTGCTTCTTTTGCGGCTTTCTTCTTGTCATGCTCGACTTCTGCTTGCTTAGCCGCTTCCACAACAGCTCTCCGAATTTTGCCTTTAACTGCATCATTTGTTTTTGACAAAAGAACTTTTTGAGCGTCCTCCGAGGAATTTAAAACCGCTGTAAGCAACGCCAAAAAGCTGCTTTGATAATCAAGCACCTTACGCGCAGTTTCTTTGTCGAAGTTTTGGCTTTCCATCGCTACAACGGTCAAGATTGTTGTCAACTGGCTAAATTCTTCCACCGTCATATCGAGCTTCACTCTTGCGTTCAAAAATTTATCTGCAATACCCATAATTTTGCCTCCTTGCTATGTAGTGGGCGACAAAATGCCACCCACAATATATTGTGTTATTGCTCAGATTCAGCAATTTCTTCTGCGCTAAAATCGTCGCCATCAAATAACTGTTTTGTCTTTTCAGCAGATACACTGCCGTCTGCCATTTTTACATTTTCACCAGCAGGATAATTTCCCTCTGGCATAACTTCAACTTCGGCTTCCGTGGTTTCAATTTCAGCATCGTCATTCGGGTTAAATTCGCTGTTAAGCACATCGTCCTGCTCAATAGCGTTCTGCATTTCAACAGACAACGGTCCCCAAGTGCGAAGCATATCCATCAGCACAGTTTTCATCGCCATCTTGTCAAAGTCTGTCTGCCACGGCCCGCTACCAAACGATTTACTGAAACGCTTGGCATGTGCTGTAACTTCCTCTTTACTCCAGTAGCTTGCCTTTCTAAAGCCGTTTAACAGCTCGAAATAGGCATAATACCCAACAACCACATCAGACTTCTTCTCGCCGAAATATGCGCGTTCATCGAATTTGTCCCATTTTTCAATTTCACCCTCACAAACCGGCACAACATTAATTTTTTTATACTGCTGGCTACGGATTGCAAGCTGAATAATGCCTTTATAACCAATCTGAAACTGTGCAGAGCCTTTATACGGCACGATATATGCCTGTCCCAAGCTCGGTACAACAGGCAAATCCAGCGATGCCGCAATGGAAGCGGCAGACAAAATTGTCTGCGGATGCGCCTTCTGCAAAAGGCTGTTGTTCGTTACAACGCTCATCACACTGCTTAAAAACGCAGGGCTTCTTTTGCCAAGCATTTCCTCAAAGCGTTTCTTTACGCTCTCGGTTTTAATAAGTGCGCCCAGTGCAAGATTACCTCCGCTCTGCACTGGTTTCTGTTCTGCCGTTTTGGTAAGTAACCCACCTTTAGTGTTTGCCATGTTTAAGACTTCCTTTCTGTAATTCTCAGCACTCTCTGTGTGCCTCTAATCAAATATTTTTCATACACGCCGGGGTAATCACGTTCAAACTGCTCACGGTCAAAATACGGCTTCTTCGCCTGCGTTTTGTACCATACGTTGTAGCCCGATGTACGCCCAAACTCGTGGTTTTCCAACACCATGCGAAGCTGGTTCTCCTTTAAATCAATCGCCTTGTCAAGTTCTTTTTTGCTTGCTTTCAGGCTCTTGATGTCGCCGCACAAAATATCGTACTGTTCTTCCATGTCCAATGCTTCTGTTCCACCGCCGGGGAACTTAATTTTAAGCGCGTCCGTGCAGGCCTTGGACGAATCTGCGTCCGGCAGTCTGCCGCCCTTGACACATTCTTCCCAAAACTTCCTCTCAGCTTCCATCAGCGCGTCGCTGTCAGCTTGGTTAAACTCAACCGTGCGTACAATGTAGTCGGCACCGTTATCAAACAGGCAGGCAATGTAGCAGTAGTCCATTTCAAGTACCGTCATATAATGCAGCACTTGGCAGTAATATGCGTCCGGGATGCTGTCCTCGCCCCAACGGTCTTTGAAATAACTGGCCGATGTTTTACATTCCAAAAAGGCATTTTCGCCTACCAGCATACGGTCGATAGAAGCGCAGGCCCAAGGGTACTTGTCATTCACCCACACGCCGCTTCTGCGCACCTTTTTGCGCTCGTCCATACAAAACCTCTTGGCAACAATTTCTTCCGCCTCTTGTCCAAACCAAACGCGCGTATTGTTGCTTAAATCTTCCGCCTCTGCCTGTCCTGTCTTTTCAAGCCACAACGCAAACGGACTTCTGTGAGTATTTACGCCAACCACAACGGCGGCATCGCTACCGCCAATGTAGTTTTTGCGCAAATCCAGCCACGCTTGCCTGTTTTTGTTCATATCCTCGGCAGTCATAACCAGTTTAATGCTCATTCGTTTGCTCCTTTTCTGTTATCCTTAACGCTTACGTTAGCAGAGTCCAGCAGTTCTCTGGCTTTTTTAACAACTGTGCGTTCCGGCATCCCCATTGCTTCTGCCTGCGCAATCAACGATGCTACTGCCACCGGAATATCCTCGGCTTTAAGAGATGTAAACACGCTGGCCTCCCGGCTGTCGTTGTTAATTAAAACACAGCACCCGCTCACCTTTTCTGCGTCGGCATCCTTGACAAATTCTTTAATCTCATCAAATACGGTTCGTTTGCCTTCTGCGTTTTCACATTTTTCCATGGATTTTTGTGGTGCTTCTTCACATTTTTCCGTGATTTCTACGCCATCAGCTTCTTCATCACATCTCGGAATCAGCTTGTCAAATCTTTCGGAAGCTCTTGCCATTTCCGCCAATGTTTCAAGCTGGTCCGCTTCTGTACCAACTTCGCCCCGCGCGGCTGGGGTTACAACCTTTATAAGCAAAGTTGTAGCGGCGCGCACCGCAAAAGCAGGATTACCGGCAAACACGAGCTTTATACCATCGTTTTCCTCTACTGCTAAAGCAAATGCTTTATTTCCTTTAATCGCCAAGGTTAAAATATCTTTAACGCCCTTCGCATTCTCTGTTGTTACGTTTTCAAGGTCTGAAAAATTTTTTGCCATTGTTATTCCTCCTTAATTTTCATCAGCTTCTTGTTTGCCTTCGCCAAAAACTGCGGTTACAATGCTGTAAAGTTTTTTAGCCTTATCTTCGGAATCAAACGCTTCTACAAGCGTCTTAACATCGGTCATAACCTTGTTGAAAGCATCTTCCCTGCTATAACCACGCATTTCCCGAAAATCATTGACCATGCTGCAAATAAGGCGTGACGCCATTGCCAGTTGTCCATAGCCGTCGCCTACCACCGAGCTATTGAGCTTATCGCCGCTCGAAACGCCAATAATTATTGCGTCCACACCCGGTTCCGACAAATACTCGTCAAATTTCTTTTTCATGGCCTCGATGGTTCCTTGGCTCAACTCGCCTTTGTTTTTCATAAGTTTGTCCTCCAGTTTATTGTTCTGTTCAAATTGATTTTTCTGTGTTAAAATACAGGAAAGGCGTGGCTCTAAAATGTACTACACGCTAACTCCTTTTTCTGAACCGTCAGTGTTACCGCACTGGCGGTTCTTTTTTTGCCATTTCCGGGTTTACCAAAACTTCCACATAAATTTTTTGACCCGGCTGCAAATTTGTATACTCTAAATCGTTTTGTTTTGCCGCATACCACACAATCTCATCAATATCGCGTGGGTCGCCATATTTATCGACCAGTTTCCAACAAATTGAGTACAGCGTATCTCCCTTGTAAATTGTCACCGGCACTCGCACCCGCTCCATTTGCGAGCGAACATAATACGGATGCCAAATAACGAACGCTAATGCAAGAAGCATTGCTACGCTGTACAAAATCCCTTTTGCTTTCATGTTTAAGCACCTCCACTACCTGCACTTAAACCATCACGCATCGCTTTCAATTTGGCTATAAAATCATCTGACGAGCCGACGGATTTGCGCTCAGTGTTTTTGCGGAATGTCCCGCGCCTCTGGCAAGACGCTTTCTTTTCCCTTCGTGCCTCCCAGCATTGTTCAAAGAAGGCGTCTGCTTTATCCTCAAAGATACGATAGCCGACTCCTACTTTTACACTTGGCAACACCGCATCAGCGCACATTTGACGGATTGTGCTTATCGGAACACCAATTTTAGCGGCATATTCTTTTACCGTCATCATTGTTAATCGTTCCTCTCATCACCAAGTCTTGCCCTGCGTTTGTCTTTAAGCTCCATTAAAATGCGAGAAGCCATCTCAAACGCATCATCTTCATCTTTAGGGCTTAAATTCATAACATTGTTTACGCCATAAGCAAAGCGTGCAATGGTGTTAAGCGCTGTCGATAAAGCGTATCTTGCAAAACTGTCCAGCGGCACTTCGTTAGCAATTAACTCTCTTACTCTGCTGGAAAATGTCGAGGTTCTCCGCTTCGGTTTTCTGTCGAAAAATTCAGCCATAACTTCGCGCCTTACTTCTTCTTTAAGCTCAGCTTTAAGTAGTTCGCGTTCCTGTTCATTCATCCGTTTCACCTCCATTTCATACACTTCATGTGTAGTTAAGTCCTAAAAAAAATATTAAGGTCTACAAGAGGGAACGCTTCTTTAAGACGACGTATAAAATTGCCGCTTAAACTACGGTCCCCGTCCTCAACCTTTTCGTAAAAAGAAAGGGAAACACCCATTTTTTCTGCCATTTCCTTGCGTGTCATGTTTTGACTTTTCCGAAACTCCTTTAAATCGTCCATGCTTTCACCTCCTACACTTCAAGTGTAGTTATAGTCTATCACACTTCTCGTGTGTTGTCAACACCCTATGTGTGCCAACATCTTGACCAACACAAATAGTGTGGTATAATATAAGTAGCTACACAGAAAGAGGTGCTTGCCATGTTGCGTTTAAAAAAATTAAGAGAAGCAAAAGGTCTGTCGCAAGCAGAGCTTGCTAAAATAATCGGCATCTCTGCCAGTTCTATTGGTATGTATGAGCAAGGGCGCAGAACCCCAGAAGTAGAAACACTTAAAAAAATCGCCAATTATTTCAATGTTCCTACTGATTATTTAATTTTTTCAACTGAGAATACAATACCATCTGATTTCAAGCAAAATCCATTATATGCTTCCCGCTTCGATATAACCAACCTTTCCAATTACATCGGACCAGTCGTAGAAAATAAAAAAATACCAATCATAGGTTCTGTTAAGTGCGGGTCTAATGGATTGGCATTTGAATATTTGGAGGGCTATGTACTTATCGACGATAGTTTTACCGGCAATATCGTAGCATTTCGCTGCAAAGGCAATAGCATGAGCGGTATCGGCATAAATGAAGGTGACATTGCCATAGTCCGCCAACAAGAAGATGTGGAAAATGGCGAGCTTGCTATTGTTATCGTCAACGGTGACGAAGGGACACTAAAACGAGTACGCAAGTTTGACGGAGGCATCGCTTTAGAAGCAGCTAATCCCGAATACGAGTCCCGCATCTTTACCGGTGACAGCTTGGAAACCGTCAAAATAATGGGCAAAGTTTTAGAAATTAGAAGAAGATTTTAAACTTTGAAGGAAGGCTAAGAATGATGAAGCTACACAACTTTGCAATCATCGGCATTCTCGCTGCGCTTTTAATCGTGCCATTTCAATTTGAAATTTATGCTCCCAAAGGCCATCATCTCTCTCAATATTATGGGTACGCATTTTTGTTTAATCCACCAAGTCGAACTTCTATCTACCCCTACACTACTTCGGTGCTTTGGGAAAGA